GGCAGTAGTAGTAACCTCTATTGGTTTTTCTCTTCTTTCCGTAGGCGCAGAATCATTTGGCGGTGGTAGCGGAGCGCCCGATTTCGGATCCCCTGAAAACCTTATTCTAGGTTTCGTTTCCTTGGTTGCCTGCCTACTATTCCAAGCACTCGCCAAGGGAAGTGTTAAAACAACTTTCCGTTGCTGTTTGGCCTCGTAATTGGCTATATACTTGCAATTTTTATGGGCAAGGTAGATTTTAGTGTGTTTCAGAACCTTGCCGTATTTTCGCTTCCTACCGTGATGCCTTTTACTCCGGAATTTCAGCCCGGCGCCATTATTGCGGTATGCCTTCTTTATCTTGTAAGTGCCGCTGAAACTCTTGGCGATACAGCAGCCCTTTCAAGCATTGGCTTCAAGCGCTACCCCACCGAACGTGAATTTTCCGGAGCTGTCGCAGCTGACGGTTTCGTAAGTTCACTCGCAGGTGTTTTGGATGTTCTCCCCTTACAAGTTTTGCCCAAAACATCGGTTTGATCGCTATGACTAAGTTGTTAATCGCCGAGCAATTGCCTGCGTGCAGCTATTCTTGTTTTAGCGGGATTTATTCCTGCAATAAGCGCAATCTTTAGCTCTCTACCTGATGCGGTATTAGGCGGATGCACCATAATGATGTTTGGCAGCATTATCCTAAGCGGATTCCAAATGATAGCAAGCGCCGGTTTTTCGCAACGCAACATTACTATTGCTGCAGTCTCTCTTGCAATGGGAATTGGTTTTACTCAAGTAAGCGATATTTTTGTGGCACTTCCCCGAACTTTTGCAAATATTTTCGTTGGAAACAGTGTTGCTCTTACGTTTTTAGCAGCAGTCATTCTCTCTGCTTGCTTGCCGAAAGATACTATTATTGATGGTCCCTTAGTACACAAAGAACGAAGCGAAGGTTCAGAAGGAGATTTTTCATAATGAATTCTTCTCATGTCAAAACTGTTCTTATCGGAATAAGTGGCGGTGTTGCCGCCTATAAATCATGCGAAGTGTTGCGAGGACTACAAAAAGCAGGTGTGAGAGTAAAGGTTGTAATGACCGAGCACGCTACTCATTTTGTTAATCCGCTCACTTTTCGTGCCCTCACCAACGAACCAGTAGCCATCGGTTTGTTTGATGATCCCCAAGATCCCATTCATCACATTTCATTAGCTCAAGAAGCCGATGTTTTTCTGCTTGCCCCTTGCACCGCGAATGTGATAGCTAAAGCAGCACATGGCATTGCAGATGACTTACTGTCTACAACCATTTTGGCAACCACAGCACCTATTATGGTTGCTCCTGCCATGAATGTTCATATGTATGAAAATCCTGCAACCCAAGAAAATATAGCTACACTCAAACGCAGAGGGTTCAGCTTTATTGAAGCAGGCGAAGGTTATTTGGCTTGTGGCGATGTGGGTAAAGGCCGTATGGCAGATCCAGAGATTATCGTAAATGCCGTACTTAAAAAACTCGAACAAATATCCAATCCTACTCAAAACAATCTCACCACCATGGTTACTGACACCCCTACTCAAAGGCTTCCTCTTGTTCAGCCTTCATTTGATGATCCTTTCGAGGATAAAACCATGGCATTTCCCGCAGTTACCACCGAGACCCTTTCTCATTCTTCAACCGAAAAAGATCTCGCAGGTAAACGCATTTTAATTACAGCGGGACCTACCGCAGAACCCATTGATCCGGTGCGCTACGTAACTAATCGCTCATCAGGAAAGTTTGGGTACGCTTTAGCTGAAGCGGCGGCAAAACGCGGTGCTCAGGTCACCCTTATCTCGGGACCAGTTGCGCTTCCTGCACCTAATAAGGTAGATGTGGTCTACATCGAAACTGCTCAAGAGCTTTTAGATGAGTGTCGAAAGGTGTTTCCAGAAGTTGATGCAGCACTCTTTGCTGCTGCAGTTGCGGATATGCGACCAGCAAATCCCGCTGAAAAGAAACTAAAAAAGGGTGTAAATGATAAAGAGCTTTCTTGTATCGAACTTACTGAAAACCCTGACGTTCTTGCTACCCTCGCAAAAACAAAAACCCACCAGGTAGTCGTTGGTTTTGCTGCCGAAACCAACGAAGTGCTGGAGTATGCAACAAAGAAACTCGACAAGAAAAATGCCGACATGATTGTGGCAAATGAAGTGGGAGCAAAAAAGACATTCGGTGAAGATCATGATGAAATTTGGCTTGTCACTAAAAACGGCACTGAACATCACGATCGCGCAACAAAAGCTGAACTTGCCCAGATAATTCTTAACAAGATTAAAACTTTTTGGAATTAACTTGCGCGCCTTGAGTTGCTTCTCGTTTCGGTTGTATTCGTCCTTCACTAAATAGTTATTGCGCAAATTATTTTCACGTGATAACATACTGCCTTGCGTTAAGAGACGCATCGGGACGTGGCGCAGTTTGGTAGCGCACTTGACTGGGGGTCAAGGGGTCGCAGGTTCAAATCCTGTCGTCCCGACCATGAAATAGCAGGTCAGTGGCTTATGGCTTCTGACCTTTTTTTATTTTTATATTGAAGTGGTACAAATCTGGTACAAATAGGAAACAAGGGCGGCACTAAGGCCGCCCTATCTATAACTAGAATTACTAGCCTTATTAAGCTACATAATCAGTTCCGTTTTCTTGCAAGCAAATCCAACCGCTGGGAATCTTACCCCATGCATAAGTGGTTGCATCAACAACTTCACTAACAGTAACACGAGTACCTTTGAGTAAGCATCCGCTCGCATTGGCATGTTTTCGACCATCGGCAGTAAGTTCGCTCTTCGATTTTTGACGATAGTTAAGTCCCGCGCCTGTACGAACTTTTAATGCACTCGCTGTAATGGTGTAAGTTCCAGCCTTAAACTCGCTAGATACATCAGATGCTACAGTTCCATCTTTTACCGCGTAGGTATGCCCTTGGTAGTAAAGGCAAATCCAACCGCTTGGAATTTTGCCCCAGGTATCACCATTTACGATCTTGGTTTCGCTTACCGTGACACGGGTTCCCTTTTCAAGTTGGCTGTCCTTGTCTGCATCATGAAGCTTACCGTCTGCTGTGAGATTCTCGTATCCAACAAGCGCATAGTTGGTGCCTGCGCCCTTGCGAACGCAAAGCTCTGATGCGGTGATGGTGTACGTCCCTGCTCCATTGTCCACGCCGCCAACCGTTTCGGAGGTATTTTCAGGCGTTCCCGTGGCCTGGTTATAGGGAGGTCTTCCGAAGCTGTGGAGATACCAGCTAGAACCAACAGAACCATACGACCTAATACGACGCATGACAGCGCCGCCATTGTCGTTTGATGTTCTTGAGGTGTTTCCCTCGATGGTCTGAACATAGCTTGCATCAATTCGCTTTTCCACAACAGCAACATGGCACACACGAGTAGCATTGGAGAAAAAGACAATATCTCCTGGCTTTGGTTTTTCGCTTCGATCAACGATCCAGCCTTTTTCTTTGAACCACTGATACAAATGACTTGGACAATATGCATACTTACCAACAACATCAGATGCGCCGATTTGAGCCGCACACCATGACACGAACATATCGCACCATGGGTTGTAATTCATCCCGTACCATTCGCCGTATTTTGTGTTATTAGACCCTGCGGGAGATTCCTTATAACCGATTTGGCTCGCCGCCATTGCGACAATTTCTTCTGCTGTAGCCATTATTCATCATCACCCATTTGTGCGACAGGCTCTTGATTTGGGATAATGTCAACGTCCGTTACTTCATTGGACGGCATGTTTTTCAAGTCTTCTTCTTCCATTTAATCCTCCAAATACTGCCCTGGTACGTTTTCCATGATTACGAGTTCACCGTTTCGGTAAAACCACGCACGCCCTGTTTCCTTTGCTTCCCTTTTTGCTGCATCTGTTAGTAGCGGAGTGTCTTTAACTTCGAGCGTTAAGTAACCAGGCTCCTGATATGAAACAGGCTCCTGATTTAACTCGAGAGCCCAAAACACAGAAAGCGAAAACAGGGTTATAAAACAAAGCACGATGCCCGTGCATAACGCCTTATCCATCATGCTGCCTTTTTAATCTGATCAATAGCATCTGTGAGGTCGTATCCATCTTTGAGCAAGTCTTTTACATTGTCAGCAGTGATAGCAGGCTTAGTAAAGCTGTTATTCTTCCAGGTAGCCCAAACACTTACCACGACGGTAACGACTGCAGAAACGCCCTCGTAGATTACGCCAGCGGTTGTTTCGTCGATTTGTAATAAATCCTGTGGAGCACCTAACATGGTTGCTACTGCATTAATAACCGCTACAGCGGTAACAACAACTCGTACGATAGTCTTTTTGTCTACGTTCATTTCTTCTCCTTAATAAATTGTTCGATAGAATTAAGCCTGTCCTGCATTCCGCGTGAACCTTCTCGGCTTTCCTTGATCTGCTCAATCAAAGCTTCGTTTGTTGTCCTTATGGCATTAAGCTCAACGTTTGTCTGCTCTTGTAAAGCGGTACTTCGCTCCATTGCTTCAATCCATCGACCTTCCATTTTGGAGCGTTCAATATCACGCTTTTCACGAGCTTTTGATTCTTCGGCTTTTCTGTCCTCGCGTTGCTTTTCCAGATCAATATCTGCATTAACTTTGCGTTCGTATATCGGCATGAACCCCTTCCAGATAAGTAAGACAATACAAATGAGAAGAAGCACAAAAAAGAACCATTCGGGGCCAGCTCCGCTTGCAACCATCCCATCAACAAACGCCTTTGCCGTTTGATCGCCCAATAGCATCACCCCCTCTCAGGCAATAAAAATCCCAAGCTAAATGCCCGAGAAAACAGGCAATAAAGGCTTGGGATTTATGGACACATATGGACAGATATGGACTTGTCCAAATGAAAGGAATAACTATGAACATCAACGAAATATCAGTCGCATACCTCGAAGAAAAAGAACAAACGTCGCCGTGCATCCACGGTGGATGGTTACCGATCATCTATCAATCTCTACATTCTTCCAACGTTTGGAAACCAAGAAATAGAAACGATCGAGCCTGAAGCAATTCAAGCGTGGGTTGACGAATTTGAAAAGCCAGGTGCAGCAGAAAAGGCGTTTAAGTGTCTACGCCAACTCTTTAATTGGGCAATCCGAAGTTCAGGCTACGCATCTGGAATCCAACCCAAGGAATTGAGTTACCTGCAAAGCCAATTTATCGACCAAAGACAATCACGGCAAACGAAACTGCAAAGCGTCTCCGTGGTTTTATGGACACAAAGATGAGCCGACCGTAATAGTCAGCACTACTCTAGCTTTGCGTCCTGGTGAGAGTTATGGCATACGCTGGGACGATATTAATTGGCGCAATGGTGCAGTATCTGTAAGCCGTAGCCGCCAATATGTGCGTGGCGAAGTCGTGATATTGCCAACTAAAACGCGAAAATCAAACCGCGTGCTTTATCTGCCAAAGTTCGCTAAAGACAGGTTGCATACGATCTGGATAACCCTCGGAAAGCCTAAAGGCTTTATCAATCCTGATAATCCGCAGAATATCGCACGACGTATTAAGTCGTTTTGTAAACATAACAAGCTACCTGATGTATCCATGACCAATATGCGGCACTCTTGGGCAACAATTGCCGTCGAAGCAGGTATCGCCATAGAGACGGTAGCCATGTTTTTAGGACATAGCAACATCATGACGCATACAATCACTACATCGTGCCGCGTAAGTCCATCATTAAGCATGCACAATCTATATGGCAAGACTACCTGTTTGATCATGCACCTAAAGCGCCTGTCATCTAAGGCATTCTATATCCCCGACCGAACTAACCACTCTTGTTAATGTCGCAAACAAACACAAAGTAACTTATGAAGTTAAATCTGGCATAGTAATAGTTCGCGGAGAATCTTTGGGCGATTCTGGAAGTGGTGGAACTGATGCAGGTGGATCTAAATATGTAGAACTAGGAACCATGCCAGAAGGACTGCGCCCATCAGAGAACACTTCTTCTACCTTTCTGGTCGTGGTGGTCCTACAGGAGATCAATCTAACATGATAAGGACGGACGGAAGAATCAGGCTTTATAACACACAACCATCTGGTCTTAATTGGTGGGGTTTTACTTGCATTTATCCTGTATAAGCATTCTATATCCCATACAAATTGGACAACGCTACTACAAGGCGGCGCATGCTATAACAAAGACGGCAATACAGTAACTGTACAGGTATACAACTGCACTGCTTACAGCAACAGAGAGCGTGTTGTTGGCACGCTCCCAGAAGGATTCCGACCAACTAAAGCTATTGAAGGATCATCCACTATTGGTGCAATGAATGATGTTGCTGCTGCTGGGCATCTTGCATTTTTGCAAGTCGAATTAGACGGAACTGTAACACTCGGACGGCTTGCAGGAACAGATACGAATGCTGCTGTAACTGGTCAGGTTTCCTTTGTTGTTTAATAACGCCAAGTACCAGAAATCGTTACAGACGCTGTTGCGCTCGTTGTACCTGTTTTAGCAGTAAACACAATCTGCCCATCTTTCCATAATCCGCAAGCTGGAATTATATTGCCATCACATGAGCAATAAAGGTCTACATTGCGTTGCGGTAAATAGTTTTCGTCAACATTAGCCATGGTAAAGCGCGTCCCCTGACCGTAAGCTTTTCCTCTTGATGGGATTGTCGCCTCTAAGTGACAGAGCCTGAGGGCAGGATATGCAACACAGTCAAACACCGCCGTATTGGGGACATTGCTTAAGTATGGAGTAACCGTTACCGATACCTGGGATATAGAATCCCAGTTGTTAGAATTTTCCTCGATTCCCTCTTCAATATGGTTCAATCTTTCTGCCGTAATTGGCGTTCCGCCAGTTTCTAAGTCGCGCCAAACTTGTTTTGTGTAAGCCATGTTTACCTCCAATAAAAAAGCCCCCGATTGCTCGGAGGCTTAGAACGATTTATTTGCTTGTTGTTTTATTCGGATACTTCTGTCCAGCCATAAACGCCAGGCTCGTAAGTGTTTGCATCAATATCTGACTTCCACTTTTTACCGTTATGCATCACGACTGTATCTTTTGCATAGGCATCATGCGCACCTGTTGGTTGCACCATTCTGGGTACTCGTCCTCGCTTGGCTCTTCTGGCTCGTCCGTTTCTTCACTCTCTGTTATTTCAGACCAACCAGCGGGGTAAGCATCAGGTGCCCACACATTTCCATCGATAAGAGATTCGTAGGTTTTTCCGTTATACGTTACTTTGTCTCCTGTGTTGTAAGCGTCTGTCGCACCTAGTGGCTGAACCCATGGGAAAATACCATCTTCGTCAGGCTCTCCTATGCGTTTCCAACCAGCTACGAATGTGTCGGGCGGATACTGCTCTTCTCCCGTGGATGCTTGGAGAGCGCGGTACAAAGCACCTTCATAGCGCCTAATATCATCTTCTTGGTAACTTTCGCCTACACTCCATTCAGGGTAGAGCGTAGATACCTCCATTGCCTGATCATCAGTAAGCGCCATAGTCATAACAGAGAATCGAGCAGCAACAAGCATTTGGCTTTGAATTTCAGCGTTTATCGCCGCTTCTTGGGCTTCTTTCTTAGCCTGCTCTTCAGCTTCCTTTTGAGCTTCCTCTTCGGCTTTCTTTTGCGCTTCTATTTCCGCAAGTTCTTCTTCGGTATAGAGGATGTATCTAAGGATTGGCTCGTATTCATCCCACGCATCAACGGGAGGTTGATATTCCGATACAATCTTTGTTTCTACAAGTTTCCCACCATTGGGGCCAGTCCAAATAGGATTGTCGTAATCAATCTCTTTTACTGGCAGTTTTTCTGGTATTGCATCGTGATGTTGCACAAAAAGCTGATCAGGCTCTAAATGACCGAGCGTTAAATCAGGATCAGTTACTTCCTGATCGTTTTCATCGAGTATTCGCATATAACCTCCTAAACTACAAGCCTTGCAACATGACCGCATCTAACACGCCCATCTGCTTCGATTCCTAATCCAGCAGCGCGGTCGCAAAAATAGTTGTCTTCCGATAGGATTTCTCCGTTTTTGTACTCAACGTACTTAAACCATGGATAAGAGATTTTTTCGAAACATTCACGTCTTACTAACGCACATCCCATTCCCCCGCCTTTTGCTTTGAATCTTTTGTTTGGCATGTCGGCGTAAGAAATTCTGTTGACAAAATCTTTTGATCCAGGAAGAAAGATTTCTGATATTTCTGGTTCAAACTTTCGAGGATAAGTGCCAAGAACAATGGAGGTATTTCCTTCGATGAGAAGTTCGAGAGAATTTTTCGGAAGAACTATATCCGAATCAACCATCAACACTGCATCAAAGTTACCTTCTAGCATTTTTTGCCCTATAAGGTTTCTTGCCTCGCCGCCCCGTATCCCCTCACGAATTCGAAAACAGCATCACAACCATCTGGTATTTCAAGGTTGTAAATGCTTTTAAATGTTTCTGGGACAATGTTTTCATACGTTGGTACTGCAATAAGTATCTTCATATATCACCTACTCAATACGCCTGTAAATCTTGATGCCTAAGAACAGATATGTTTGCGTCTCAAGCGTCCACGTTCCGCCGATCTCCGCTGCGGGGTTATGTGCTTTGTCGTACGTTAAAAACGCCGTACCTACGGGGTACATATCCAACGGTGAGAAGTACTGGTTTGGAGTTGCAACACATCGCCAGATAGTGATACCCAAGAACAGATATGTTTGCGTTTCCTTCGTCCATGTACCACCAAAGTTTCAGCAGGATTGAAGTCGGGATCATAGGTCATATACACAGAATCTTCGGGGTATCCATTAGGCATGAATACAACTCCGCCTTCAATGGTTGCCCATGTTGGAGCGCCGTTGCCGCTTGATACTAAATACTGTCCCGCCGTACCAGCAGATGCGGGTGCATACCAGGAAGGGTTAGTAGTAGAATTTCCATTCAATTTGTAAGAGTGAGTGTGTGATGATGCAGCCTTGCCATTAAGCTGTGTCTGCACATTGGACGTAACGCCGTCCAAGTAACCTAATTCGGTGCTTGTAACCGCCGAAACTGTAGGATTTCCGCTCGAATTGGAAATAAGCGCCCTATTTGCGGTAAGTCCTGTGATCTGTGTTGCTCCATGCGTATGGGATAATGCAGCAGCGCCTATGTTCGCAGGAGTTAAGTTGACGTTGCCTGTCCTATAAGTCGATTCAGCATTGCCCTTGATACCTGTTATGGTGTTTACCTGTGCGCCCGTTGCAATACCATTTAGCTTTTCCTTGTCTGCTGCACTCATTAGACCTGCTGCACTTGTGGTGGCTGCACTGTAGGTCGTATTGGTATCAGGTGGAATCGACCATGTTCCATCAGAACGTAGATACCTAGTAGCAGCACCAGCACTCGGAGCAGGAACTAAGCCAGCCTTACCAGCAGCACTTGTAGTAGCTCCTGACATATTCGAGTAAGTTGTATTTGTGTCGGGAGGTTTAGCCCAGGTTCCATCAGCTCGCAAAAAGTTTGTTGTTCCTCCACCTAACTTTGGAAGAAAACCAGCAGCAGAAGTAGTTGCTGAGCCGTGAGTGTGTGAACTCGCTGCCGCTCCAATATCTGACGGCTTAATAAGTGTTGCTACACCTGCGGCAAAGTTAGCTGGTGTAACCGCTTTTAAGATAGGATTTGTCGAGCTTCCGTCAGCATCAACAAGTGCAACATAGATGTTAGAAATATCCGTATCACTAAATTCTTGAATGCTGTTAGCGATCAGGTTGAACAGCTTGCTGTTGCCGTACCGCCGCCAAGACCGCCACGCGATATAGGCAAATAACCTGACGTAATGTTGCTTGCACTATGGTTGTGCGTTGCAGCCGCCGCGCTATCTCCGAGGGAGTGTGCGTATGATCTTCCGCTGCCGCGCCTACTTGTTGGTATGTAACTCCGTGTGGATTGTCGCTGCGCGAAATATGATCGTAGGCTTGTTTGCCGCGGTCACCACGATATGCAGTAGATGATGTTTCACCTAAGCTAAAGACGCGCTAATCTCAACATATTGTGTTCCACTCCACCGATATTCTTTGTTCGTGGAAGTATCAACGTATATCTTTCCTGTCTCTCCAGTTTCGGGAAACGTTGAAAGTGTCCCCTCGATAACATCATCGACATACCCTGGTAGGTTATCGGCTGGAATTGTGCCCGTGATCATGGTTGCAGGGATTGAAGGAATCCGCTCAATATCAAAAACGCCGCTTGTTGTATCAGCGGCGCTATGAGTATGATCTGTATTTGCTTTACCTGCAATCTCGGTTGATAGCTGCGTTATATCGCTTTGGGTAACATCGGCGTTGATGTAATTATTTTCATCAATCGTGATGCCTTCACCTGCGTTATAAACAAGGCCTACTTTGTTTAGATCATCTGCTACTCTTTGGGCATCTTTAGCGGCAAAAGCAATAATGGTAGTACCAATTGATAAGCACGAAACCAAATCACCAATATCGCAATACACATACGAAACAGCATATATTGTTCCACCAGATTTTGTTTCAATCACAAGAGTTGAACCATCAATACCAATTACCGTGCCGAAAAACAAGGTAACTGTATTTCCGCTGTTTATGGGTTGGAGGAATTTTTCTATTTTAGAAATATTCATACATACCTCCTAACCCTTGGCGTAAGTACTAAGTTTCATCAAGTTCATAATTCTGAACTGTATAAACAGCATCTATATCGTCAATCTTCAATCGGACATGATCAAATAAAAGCAAAGGTCGATAAGCGCATTTAAATGTAATAGCTTCTAATCTGGAGCGCTCTTCTGAAAGTAGATCGGCAGCTTTTGCATCAATAACTGCTTGAGAATCAGCATCGCTCATTGATTCAACACGAACGACTTCTCCACGGAATGCGGTAGAAGTAGGATCAAAAAGACTATCATTAACCGCAATAGCTCGTAACACTTCATCGTCTGCATTATTGCAAGTAACTATCACTACATTTGCTATGTCTTCCCAATCTTGTTCTAGTTCATAGTCTCTTTGAATAATCGATGCTTGACCTTCGGAAAATACAATAGAAGAATACTTTGGAGTTTTGACAGTAGTTCTAAATGTAACCAAACCATACTCATTGGTATCAGCAGCTAAATATCCAGCGTTATCAAGCAGGTCATTAACTATTTCCAACTTCGTAAATTCTTCTGGTAAGTAAGACTTGTTAGTTCTGATTGTATTTGATTCTGGTGGCCTTATAGCTACCCTTAAATTAACCGAAGAAAGAATATCCTCAATAACATCAAACGGATCAGACCCTTTGCTTACGCTATACGGTTCAAAGAACCTATCATCTGCGAGATATTTAGTTAGCCCGTAGCAACTAACCTTAAAAGTTCCATTGCTGCCACCAGAACGACAAACTTTCATAGTCGCTATGCGAACTTCTTCTTGCTCGAATCCATTGTCTAAATGAACAGATATTGAAATAACATCCGCATCGCTTAAATCATTGCCACGATAGTCGAAAGACGCTTGCATTTTCACTGTCTTTTGGGTTGAAGCAGATAGCGAAAAATTGCTGATAGCCCCTTTTAGCTCCGAAATAGGATACAACCCAGGAAACGATAACTTGCGAATAATAAGTCTTTGTTTTCGAGAAAGTGAATATCCATTATGCACCATCCAAGTATTAGGGCCAGGATACGTATATGGGCCAGGGTATAACTGCGCGTTTTTTAAAGAACGGAGATTCGTAAAATAGCCCATAAGGAGAGCCATCAACTCTTGTAAGGGAAAAACTAACCTGACCAGATATTTGTTTATACCGCTCGCTTGCCGTGTAAGACAAGTTATCAACAAATACCCTGTAAATACCACCCTTAGATGGTCTATATACCGCTTCTCTACCCTTGAACTGTTTTAAAAGCTCGTTAAGACTTAATGGCTCGAATAGATATGCCGAAACGTTCATAGTGTAGTAGCGTCGTTTGCGTATCCTACAGGATCATCTCTGCCAGCGTAATGGACGTATTCAACAGAGTTGTCGAGACTTGCAGAAGATTCGTTATCAAGCAAAAGAGTAATTCTTCGCTTAACACCATCATCAGGAAAATCTAAGTGTGGTGAATGCATTGATTCTACCGTTACGGTTACTTCATCAGCTCTTCCTAAATGATCATCATTAAACGTAACAACAAAATACCTTGCTCCCTTACTGGTAGATCGAATAACAACTCACCACTTTCCGAATACCCACACTCTTGCGTTATGCCATCAACTTGTGCGTATAAGAAAAATTCCTTACCAGCGTTTACTAATAATTTAAAATCACTTAAGACACCTGATGGAGACACGGCAGAAACACTACCTGTTATGTCAAGTTCAAAACTTGCTGTTGCAGATAATCCTGATGTAGACCAAACCGTAAGTTCGCATTCTAATTTTTCTACAGTGCCACCAATAGAAGAAGCAAATGCTATTTCTTTGCCAGAAATGCTTAATGAATTGCTATTTGAATACTCACTAATTACAACTTCTCCCATTAGGTTTGAGCCTTTTATTTTAAGCTCATATTCACACTGAAAATATCCATCGAAATCCGAATAATCCCATTGGATTGTATGCGGAAAACCGTTTAATGTTCCATGACCGCTAACAACCTCAACGGTAGGATTACCAGCTGAAACAGCCTTATATTCAGTTTCCGACCATTGTTCAAGCTCTTTTGTTCTAACTACAATTCGCACCTCGTCACCGAGTGAAAAATCTTCATCGATGACTGAATATCAGCAAGGTTGCCTGTTGCATATATTTCTTCACCATCTACCGAAACTGTACAATTTACCAAACCCCCAGATTCAGTACCTATACCGACAGTTGCGCTTTGAAGTGGAGCGCCAAATTCAGATCTAAACCTTGCGTGAATCTCCACTTCTCCATCTTCAAACAAAATGATGGGCACAGGAGCAATAATTACTGGTTGCACTACATCGCCCCCTTGTTAAGTAGAACCCAATCAACAAACTCTTCTAAAGCCCTAGAGCCTTCTGAATTTTCGGGTACATGAACATCACCTATTTGGTATATGACAGTGCTTGATGTGTTGTTAGTAGTGTTGTTACTAATTGCATTGGATGCCACAGCAGCACTTGCCGCCGCAGAAGCAAAACGTGCTCGCTCCACTATTGCCGACGCTTCTGTTGGTAAAAGAAGTTGTGCACTATCAGCTAGCGACATGTCAGTAATAAGTGCTTTGACTTCAACAACTGGTTGGTAATAGCATTACTTAGAGCATCTTTTGCATTTGATGCAACCAGTCTGCCTGCATCATCAACCAATACGCAGATGCAATCATCCCGTTAGCAAAGTTTTCAACGAGATGTTTGCCCCATAATGCTTCACCTTTACCGCCCTCACGTAATGGGCCTTCTTTTGGAACAGAGTGCTTTAGGATGCTAGAAGCGACACTAGCGACATAGCTAGACGCATCGCTAATTACTCCTGCTCCCGATCTAATTCCTGCCGCGAAGTTTGAAGCCATGTGAGAACCCCATGAGCTTGAAGAAAATTGAAGATTATACAGGGGGTTGCTAGCAGCAGAAGCAAGACTACTACTTGCGCTTGAAGCAGAACCTGAACCCTGACGAATCTTATTCGAAAATCCTGATGTATCACCAGCATTAGAGGCTTGACTAGAAAACTCATTAAGCTTGGTGTATGCCGCATCCTTTACATTCTGTGCTGCTGTTTGGGCATCTGGCGCTCCACTATTCATCTCGTTAATGAAATTTCGCATCGCATCATCGCCAGATAGGCCTGCTTCTTGAGCGAACTCAATAAATTCAGCGTTTGACATATCACATGCGCTTGCTGCTGCTGAAACCATGGATGGAGAAGCGTTAACCATAGATGCGGCAGCTTGCAAAATTGCATCTCTAGTTTCTTGCGGTAATTGATCGCCTAATTCATCAGCTTTCGAAAGCAAACTGGTTACATTGCCATCCCAAGATGAAGCGAGTTGCGACATAGCATCTTCATTAGTAGCTGCTAATCTTCAAGCGAAATTCCCATGTCATCACATGCGGTAATGAAGTCAATCGAATTACCACTTGCTATCATTAACGCATTTTGCAAGGTATCGCTTGAGCCAGCAAATTGCATATTTGCACTTGCCCCTTCGAGGGTCGCAGCTTTTAACAATGTAGCTTGCTGCTCTGCTTTCCAAGACTTCCATTAAGCTCGTCATAAGCTTGTTGTGCTTGCTCTACCTTTTCTTTTTGAGACTCAACAGTTTGATTTAAGGTAGTAAGCTCTTCATTGCTCAAATTCGAGGAATTTGCCAATTTGCTTTGAGCATCATTTAATTTCTGCGTTTCTTCTGTAAGAGTTTTTTGTGCTTCAGCTTTCTGATTGTATAGGTCTTGATAAGTTGACTGCATTGCTTCAATTTCCATCTGAGTGGACATTGCGTCAATGTAGTCATTAACAGCACCAGTTGTCTGTTCTACTCCGTCTTTCATGACGACCCAAGCGCCAGCAGCGTTTTGAACAACTTCGTAATTGCTACCGCATACGTCATTAACGCCATCAACCGCCGTTTGCAAAGAGCGACATCCTCGGTGGCAAGGTCAGAAGAGCCAGCTAGCTGATTAATTACATCACGGTAGCCCTCAAGCATTCCTTGGCTGTTTACAACCTCTTGGTTGCGCTGCGTAATTGTATCCGCAAGCTCTGCTTGCTTCGCAATTAAATCCTCGAGCGATAATGCTGTGCTGTCTGCCGATCCAGAAAGCTCGTCAAGACTTGTTTGAGCTTGTGCTGTATTAATAGACCTAACTGCTGTGTTAAGCAGTGGTTGCCTTTTCAAAGTTCTGCGCATTGGTATAAGCATCACCAAGAGCTTCAATAATAGCTGCAACGCAACCAAAGCTCCGACTCCAGCAGCAACTTTTAATGCATTCATAGCTACTGCTGCTGCCTTAGTGCCTACTGCCATTGCTTTAGCTTGGATATTAGCCTTACTAAAGGCTCCAGATGCAGCAGTTGCACTTGTGGTCGCTGTTGCGGTAGATGCAGCCATAGTCTTTTGCGCTGCTGCAGCCGCTGCTGCATTCTTTTTATGTTCTTGAAAGATATTAGATAAAGAAGAATACGCTGTAATTACAGGGCCAGACGCTACACCCAACAAGCCAAGAACAACAATCAGGTTCTTGATCGGGGTTGGAGCATCAGCGAACATGTCGGTTAGTTCCTGAATAGCAACTGTTGCTATCTGCATAAATGGAATCAGAGCTTGTCCGAATTCATAGCCTAATTCGTTTGCACTGTTTTTCAAGATTTGGAGTGTACCTGAAAAACCTTCAGATTTCTGTCCTGCCTCACGCGCCGCGTCTCCTGCTTCGCCCCATTCGTCCCCTACACCATTCCAAGCATCTTCTGACATGGTAAGAGAATCGTTTAAGGTATCGCACGTTTGAGTTAGACCTTGAAGCGCCTGTTTCTGACGAACTCCCGTAATACCCAAGTTTTGAAGCGTACCATCAACAGAGCCGCCCTCTTCATTGATGCGCTTTAATCCCTCAATAAAAGCCTGCATTGCATCAGATGGGGTTTCGTTCCATGCCGTAGCGAATTCTTCTGCTGACATACCAGCTACATCAGCGAACGCCTGCAGCTTATCACCACCAGAAGATACCGCTGTTTCAATATCCGACATAGTGTTAGAAATTGCTGTACCAGCAGATTCGGAACCTTGACCAGTTGATGCAATCGCGGTTGCCCATGCAAGAATTTCTGGCGTGGTCATGCCAACAATAGAACCATAGAACCAATTCTGGACGTAATATCCATAATCGCTGATTCCTGGGCTGGCATATTATTACCAAGACGTACAAGGGAATCACCGAATGCTTGGTAATTATCGTTGATGTCTGGCATAATGCCGTTTAACTGACCAAGTTTTCAGCGATGGTATCTGCATCCATGTTGGTAGCAATATCCAAGTTAGATACAACAGTACCAAAGTCCTCAAGGTTCTCTACCGCAATACCAAGTTGTCCACCCATTGCTTCAATGTTTAATATGGTGTCTGCAGATACTGCATTGGTACGTGAAAACTCAAGCGCCGCTTCGCGCAAACTATCAAAATCTTCCTCAGTGCCATTTACTGTCTTTTTCATGTTTCGGAAGGCACTGTCAATCTGGTCTGCTGCGTCAATCGAGTAGTAACCCATTTGCATAAACGCAGGTGATACAGTTGCATATGCCGTCATACCAACAGACTTCAACGCAGAATTTGAAACCCTTGAAACAGTTGTTAAGTTTGCCTGCTCAGAGGAAAGCTTTCCTATCTCTGCGTTAGTAGCGGCAACTTCCGTCCTTAACTGACGAAGTTCTTCCTCTCCACGAGCAGTATTAAGCGCAACACTTGCCTGCTCCTGAACCTCTACTAATTGCTTTAACTCAGACTCCAATGCTTGCACTTGAGCTTGTTGCTCTTTGTATTCCGTGCTGCCCTTGCCTGATGCAGATTCAAGCTGTATAGCGTGCTCACGTGCTTTTTGAAGTTCGCCTGATAGCTCGGCAACGGATTGGGAGGCTTTCTCATATTTTGCTTGCGCTTGCTGCGCTGCTTGCGCGATTTCCCTTGTTGACTTACCAGCATCGGAAATGCCAGATGATTCAAGGCTCTTAATTGCCTTTTGCAGTTCTTTAACTTTGTCTTTTGCTAATTCCGACTGCTCTTTAATATTCCTTAGCGTTTCGTTAGCAACTTCAGTATCTTTAGGGTTGAATTTTAATGATTCACTTAATGCATTAAATTCGTCTTTTAGTGATTTTGAAACGCCGCTCATGTTGTCGAGTTCGTTTCGCAACGATTTCAAGTCGCTTCTTTGTTTGTCAAATGAAGAACTCTTAAGCGCCGCTTGGCAGATACGTAGTTTTTTACTTCTGCTTCTGCTCGTTGAATTTCAATGGTAAGGTCTTTGTATTGAAGCGCCTGCTTGTGTATCTCATTACTGTCAAACGCTTCATTGTGTGCTTGTCTTAATTCTTTGATCTTGCTTATTTGATCATCGGTTATAAGACCGTATTGTTTTAATGCATTTATAGAACCTTCAATATCGTTTCTATCAAACGCAAGACTATTTTCTTTTGCTACCTTTGCAAGAGCGTTATATGTTTTTGCTAATTCCTCATCAATACGGGCATAACGCATTCGCGCATTTTCTGCAGCAAGAGCAAGGTTTTGAGATTCATTTGCAAGTTTTTCAACTTGCGTACCTTTTAAAGATTTAAGAGTCTCGCGTAAATGAGCCAGACGTGCTTGTGCTTGCTGTGAACGTTGACCTAACTCATTAATCTTGGATGAAATGAGCATAGTGTCTGTCGAATCAAACTTTAAGCCTTGATTGATTTTCTTCAGCTCACTTTGCGTCTGCCTGATTGCAGAATTAGCGTTACGTAAAGCCTTAGATAAATCAGAGCTATCAGCTCCGATTTTAATAGTAAGGCCGCGATATGATTCACCCATTTATTTCCACCTCAAGCAAGGAAAGCGTCAATGTCCGCTTGCGTTGCCTCTCTAGGTTCGTTTGTATTTTCAGACTTGTTTGCTGAGCTGAATTCCTCAGCGAAGAATATGAGTTGATCGAGGGACATGTATTTCAAGTCTTGGGTGGTAAAACCTAATCTCAACCCAAGTAAATACAAAGAGGTATACGGGTGGGGCGTATCAGCCCCACCTTTTTTCTCTTATTAGCCCTCTTCTTTACGAAAAAATTGGCGCATACACTCAGGCGTTATCTGAGCATTAATGGTGTTTAGATTGATTGCGCCAAGTGTTTTAATCCAGGAAAGATAGGAAGGTGTAGAGCGGTCTGCTGTGCGAAGTGCCGCCCAAAGAACACGAGTGATACTTGTCCAGTTAGTGGAGGTGTAATCGATTGTGAAGAGCAAATCGTCATCACTTAAGTCTTCAACCTCTTCATCTTCTTTTTCTCCATCGCCCACTGCTTCTTCGGCGATGTCCTTCAAATCTCCCCTTCGAACATCAACCTTGCCAAAGAAGTCCTGGATCAAATCGCGGTTAAACTCCTCTTCATAGATAGATAGAGTCTCTACCGAAAGAATGATTTCTTTTTCAGTATCGCCAATTTTTACCTTCATTGAGAGCACCTACCTTACGCAGAAATTGCAGTTGGAGTAGGTACCGCAGTAAAGAAGCTGTTGTAAGCGGTCTTAGAAGTATCAGTAAGTGTGAGCGTACCCTTAACAGCTGGGCGAGTGGTATCACCGTATTCGAGTTCAACAGCAATTGCAGTGAAGTCCAAAGATACGGTGTCTGGTTCAATGGTGTCAGACGTTGTGTTAGCGTCGGACTGAGGACGAGAAAGCGTGCAAGCATACATTACGGTACGTTGCGGTTTTACATTGGAGGAAACTTCGAACATCAATGCAAAGGTTGCAGGAGTTGCATCAGTAAACTCAACAAGCATACCATTCTGGTCTTTTCATAGCCCAAAACATCCTGCAAGAACTGATCTTCTGCATAGGCAATCTCAAGCGTGCCAGTATAGCCAGAGTTAACAGTCTGTACAAAGTAAGGCTGGTTATCGGCATGGAAGGTAGAAGAATCACCTTCTGGGGAAATGGTCAAAGAAACACCGCCATAAATGCGTACTGGTGTTTCATATTCACCATCATTACCTAATACAGCGTAGTGAACATTAGTCAAACCGTATTTAACGGGACGAGAGGTATCAGCCATTTTTCTCCTAACATGAAAAAGCCGCCCATCAGGGCGGCGAATGAAATACTAATAATTAAATTTCGGTAAAGCGGTATGTAGTCATGCGACAGTTTTCACTTTCTATCCAAGTCTCTTCCATGGAAGGCGGAGACACAAAAGCATCTTCTATCGCCTGTGCTATCGATAACTCAAGATCAACATTCTTAGTCTTTTCGTAAAGCTCAACAATCCAATAAGGCTTTCTATCCCACGTTGAATTATCTGCGTGAAGTTATCAGTGTAATCAAGATAGTAAACAGCCCAAGGAAGAGGCGGTGCGGAGCCTTCTGGGAAGCAAGGTGTGCACATTCAATACCACATGATTTAATAGTCGAAACAACCTTAGCTGGGTTCATGCTCATAATGCATCATCAATAGCTTTGCTATTGCATCTTCCAATTCATCAAACATATCATCTGCGACAGGTGCTACATGAGGAATTGCAGCAACACGTCCTCCGCCGACTTTAGCATGACCTTTTTCGAGTAAGTGAACAAGGCCAGGAACATCAGCGTTACCAACCTCACCAATACTGATTTGCCCTTGCCTTTCATGGTGTATCGCCAGCCCTTAGAATATCGACCAGTTTTTTTAGGGGATTCCCTATTAAGCTGCCGTCTACCCATATTAAGTGTGTGTTTAACAGGCTTTTGCAGACACTCTGAAACATCGTAGTCAATATCATTCAAGATACCTGTAAGAGCTGCTTCAAATCCATCTATTCCAACTGCAATGTTTTCTTTACCCATTATTTAACCTCCTAACCAACGTAAGACGCGTAAATTCGCCTGTGTTATTAGGAGCTTCAACTTCATATTCTTTTTCACGGAAGATACAGCGTTCTTCACCATGGTAGTCGCACGAACGCAATTGAATAACTGCTTCAAGACGCAAACCTTGAGCACGAGCAGCAAGGCTTGCATCTCCTGAATGATTGAACACATTCACCATGACATCGCGCTTTTCTGTTGTCTCAACAGGTGATCCGTTTTCATCAAATGAAGTAGAAACATTAAGTAGCGTTGCTTGTGAGTTAAACCTCATTTTCATCACCAGCGCATTCATTTGCACTGCTATTCATGAGGTCACAAGCAATCTGGCGATAACTATTTGAAAACATTGCAGCATCGTCGTTATCGAAGCCGAAATACGCTTTGCAATAACTGCATATTGCTTTTACGACGAGAGGTGGAAAATCTTCTTTTAGTAAATCTTCCTTAACGCCAACGCGCCGCAAATCTTCAATAGCGGCATCTATAAGCATATTTACCTCTACGTCGTAAATTTCCCCTGAAACTCTGAGTACCACTTTAACGAGATCGAAAAGTTGATCTCTATCCATGTTTACTCCTTGGTTTCGTTAACCTCTTCAACAAGTGGCTCTTTGTAAGCTTTCAATATTTCCTGAAAACGCGCTTTAGAGACGATAAATTCATCTCCTACCTTACGCATCTTGTTTTCCTTGAGGTCTTTAAATTCAATTAAAGTTTTAACTTTCATTGTTTACCTCTTTACGCCTCGAGGCCAGTTTCACC